CATCGTTGCAGGTGATGGATTCCAGTCTCGTATCTACCACAGCAAGGCACTCAACGGCTTTGAGGAAATGCTCCGCAACACTGTGGCTACATTGCCCACCATGATGGAGCGTCTTGAGAGACTGCGTGGTGTGACACTCGATCCACACCAGTCTGTGATGATGGCTAAGCGTGGTGTTGAGACTCGTTGGGACATGCTCGAAGAGCAGACCAATGGTGTCTATGCTACCCCTCAGACAGTGGCTGATGTGTTACATGTCTCTCGTTATGAAGACAACTACATGGATGCATTCACTGTGTTCAATCGTATTCAGGAAGGTGTTATCCGTGGCAATGCATTCGTTAAGAGCCTGTCTGACAATCACCCCAATGGTGTGACTCGTAAGGCTCGTCCTGTTAACAGCGTGAAAGAAAACATCCGCATCAACAGCGAACTGTGGAACATTGCCGAAGACATTGCCTTCGCTTAATTGAATCGGGGGAAAGCGGATGCTTGTGGAAGATGCTCAGCCAAGTGATTTAGTTCATGAGGTGCAGTACCACAAGACGCAGCGAGTACCCCACCTATACAAGGAAATATATGCATCAAGATAAAGCAATTGGTATGTTCATGGGTCTGTTCATTGGTGATGCACTAGGTGCTCCACTTGAATTCATTAGACCATATGAGATGACTCACACATTAACAGAGATGGAAGGTGGTGGTGTACACAACACAGCAGAGGGAGAGTGGACAGACGATGGTGCTATGGCTGTTGCCATTGCTGATGCATACATCAAAAGCAAACGCTTTGATCCTGAGAACATAGCCATGAACTTCCGCATCTGGAAAAAGTCTGGCTACTTTGGTACTCGTAACTATGTCTTTGACATTGGTCGTACTTGCAGTGAAGCCATCGACAGGATGACAGCAACACATCCCTATGCAGGTAGCTGTAGCTTTGATGCCAGTGGCAACGGATCTATCATGCGAGTAGCTCCCATTGTGTTAGCCAATCACAACAACATGTCTAATGCTGTGGCACAGAGTGTTGCTGTGTCATTGATGACACATGGTAATGCAGACACTGTGCATTACATTGCAGGGTTTGTATCTGAGCTGATGTCAGGCAGAACAGAAGACAGCTTCGACTATCTCAAACACTATCGTGATCCGTATGCTTCAGGAACCATCATGTATACATACAACATGGCATGGGAATGTGTGAATGAAACATCAACCTTTGAGAAAGCCTTAATCATGGCTGTCAACAAAGGCTATGACGCTGACACTGTAGGTGCTGTCACTGGTATGTTGGCAGGTCGTAAGTATGGACTCAAGGGTATTCCTACTCGTTGGCTTGACAAGCTAGTGAAGAAGGATGAGTTGATTGATATGGCTGAGAAGCTCTATGCACTGGGAGGTGAAGATGGCAATTGACTGTAACAAGGATGGCACTGTAGCTGTAGACACTGAATACTTTTGGGAAGACATTGAGACATGTCCTCGCAGTAGGAAGGTGCAACTGCTAAGCAAGTATGGGGTGGCTGTGTATGGTGAATACCACGGACACAATGAAGATAATTTCTGGACACACTGGGCGGCACTGCCTAAGAAAAGGAAACAAGATGAGTGATAAATACATTGAACCGCAACAAGCATTCCCCTATACAGGACTAGGTAGTGATGGTATGACCTTGCGTGATTACTTCGCAGCTAAGGTTATGCAAGCTATGCTTGGTAGCAACTGGACTCTTAAGGATGAAGAGATTCCTGCGAGAGCATACAAGATGGCTGACATGATGATGAAAGCGAGGGAAGCATGACACCACATTACACACCAGAATATGTGATTGGCGTAGTGGCTTGCATGGTTGTTGGTATTGCTGCCTACAATGTAGGCTACCTACATGCACAAGAAACTTACCAAGTGTCTACTAAGTTTCGATGCCACGAGGAGGTTGTATACAAATGGACAGGTAGTTATTGGTACAAACTAGGAGAGTCTTGTAAGACTGAGGCACAGATGAAGGGGATGACATGACAACAATTTATATTGTTCGTAAACATAAGATTACCCGATATAAATATTTTATAGATGGTCTGTCTTACTACAGTGCATTCGAAATCTATGGAGCTTATGCTCTGAGGAAAGAAGCTAAGGCTGAAGCTGAGAAGAAGAACGCAAAGTCTAGAGATTACATTTACCTTGTAGGAAAGGTGGAAGTTAAATGACAACAAAGCTACACAAAGAAACTGTTAGTGCCATTGAGAAATGGTGTGTCAAAAAGAAATATAAATTAATTAGAAAGCCAAGCCATGTAACTCCGCAAGCATATGTTGTGGGATATGCAGCATCGAGGTGTCTTATTATTGCAAGGTGTTGGGCTAATAGCGAACCACAAACAATGGAATGGGATAAGAAGTATCCACTAAAAGTTGTGAATGAGTTTGATGAGACATTGAAAGCAGGTGACTGGTGTGCAACTGCTTATGTATGTACACAGGGTTGGCAACAAACAGTGGCTATCCCTTTGCCTACTAAACTAAAGGAAAACAAATGACACCAACACCACAGCTACGCTTCATTGAAGTAGTCAATCCCGACACAGGCGAGAAGGAAATAATATTGCAGCAATATCATTATGCAGATCACCGCTATGAAGAGAGTGATTGGTATGATGTTCCACTGGTAAAGGTTTACAAATGACACAAGATGAAATCATTGAGATGGCTAGACAGGCTGGCTTTGTTGATTATGAGTTGGATGATGGCACTTCAAATGCGTTTGATAAACGCTATAAAGTTTTTGCCAATCTAGTAGCACAGAAGACTAAGCATCGTATCTTTAAACGAGCTGAGATTGCTGCTGAGTTAGCTATTGAACACGCCCTTGAACTAGAGCGTGAGTCGTGTGCATTAGTATGTGAAAGCCATTGGGAAAAAGAGGGTGCAGCCAGTTGGTGTGCTAGAGCTATTCGAGCAAGGGGAAACCAATGACAAAGCATGACATAAATTATTTTCTATCCTATTCACTCATCTGCTTAGGCTGTTGGTTTATTGGTGGTGACAATGGGTTTGGATTGTGGCTTATTTGCTCTGCATTTTATAGGGAAGAAGCATGAACCTACCTCGCTATGTAGTATTGGCTAAGGCAGCCGAAGGCATAACCAAGTGGCGATACAACCCACCTCAGGACGCAGTGGATGCAGGTGTTGTTCAACGCACAGTGCTTGGCACTGACAAGGACAAAGCCTTTGCCTTAGCTGAAGAGCTGAATACACAGCTAGACAACTGGCGTAAGGAACTTCGCTACCTCAAGCACATCTCAGAAGATACGAAGGTGGTTGATCTAATCAAGGCGTATAAGAACAACATCACTTATACAAAGCTCAGTGCTAAAGCACAGCGTGACTATCTCTATTATCTGCAAGGGTGGCAGGATAGCAAAGCTAATGGCATCCCTCTGTATCAATGCAAGCTAGGTAGTTTAGTTACACCACATTGTCAGAAGATATATGAACAACATGCTGAGCACAGTGTTAGCCTAGCTAACCATGCCTTGGCAGTGTATCGATTGCTATTCAACTTCGCTATCCGTCACGGCTACATCACACACAACCCATTCAGCAAGGTGCTACGAAGGGCAGACAAACCTCGCAGAACTGTATGGACTAGGGAAGATGTTAGAGCCTTCATGAACACTGCCTACTCCACATTCAAGTGGAGGAATGTAGGACTCATTGTGCAGATGGGCTATGAATATGGACAGCGTATGGGTGACATGCGTAAGCTACGATGGGATCAGGTAGATCTAGAGAAGGGTGTGTTGCACTTGGAACAAAGCAAGCGTAGGTCTAGGGTGACTATCCCCACTAGCCAAGGCTTGCTAACAATGCTGAGACAACAGCATGCTGAGTTTGGTTGGCAGCAATACATTGCACCGTCTAATAACCCAGACAGGAAGGGTGGCTTACTACCTTACAGCTTATTCAATCTGTCGAGGGTGGCTAAACAAATCATGGCTGATGCAGGGATACCTGATGACCTAGTGTTGCAGGACTTACGAAGGACAGCCATCACAGAGATGATTGAAGTTGGTGTACCAATTACAAACATCATGTCAGTGTCAGGCCATGCCACACCGCAGAGCCTAACACCATACATCAAGAACACTTTGCGTAGTGCAACAGTGACACAGGAAATGAGGGGACTGGTGTGATATACAGATGCTCTAAATGTAAGCAGTTGTATGAGAGGGACAGTGACAAGGCTTGGATAAAAAGTTATTGTACTAAGACAGCTCAGCATGCTAGATTGATAAAGGAGAAAAGACAAATGGAATTAGATCAATTTGAACAAGAGGCCATCGTTGTTCAACAGCTTGAGTGGTTACTTGAGTATGAGCTTAAGCAGGATTCTGAAGATCAAGACTGGGAACTTATCAATGCTCTTGTGCGGGTGATACAAGAGTTTCAACCAATAGAAATTGTGAAGGATAGATCATGAGTGCTTGGCTGATTGCAATTGTTGGTGTTGTCTATGCAGTGGTGGCAGTGGATCTGTTGCTCAAGGGTAACACTGGGTTAGGCATAGCCTTTGTTGGTTATGCACTGGGTAATGTCGGGCTTTATATGGAGGCAGCAAAGTGAGTAAATGCAAATGTGATTTAAGAACAAAGCTTGTGGGTGATGGCTGTAGATATTGCAACCCTCAAGAATATATAGACAAGTTGATTGAGTCTATTGACGAACAGTGTGCATTGGAAGGACTAACAAATGATGAGGTGTCTGAGATTTGGCAATCAGCAGTATCATTGGAAGATGCTATTTATTTAACTCAAAATAAACTTATTGAGAAGAACACATGACACAGACAGAAGCAAACGCAAGTCCGAAGGACGCAGCCTTACGCCTTGCATTGGAGGCGTTGGAAAACCTTGGCAACCATGACCATGTTTGTCCGCAGTGGCCTACGTATGCAGAGCCAGAGAACTATCCTAAGTGCAATTGTGGTTATGACCAAGCCATCACCGCCATTAAAGCCGCACTAGAAGCGAAGGATGAGCCTGTGGTATGGAATGAAGGCGTGTCTGCAATGTTGCCGAAACAAAAAGAAGGTGAAACATTTATCGTGTCTTATGAGCCAAAACTAGAAACGAAGGATGAGCCTGTGAGCACTGGCGACACGCTTTTTCGGCAATTCATGAGCGAGGCGGGAAAGGTTGGGGTAACGCACCTCACCCCACCACAGCGCAAGCCGCTGACGGATGAGGAATTGCTAAGGTTGTTAAGTAAGATAGATGAATGTGCTGTACGACTGCCTAGAGGTTTGCGTGAGTTTGCCAGAGCTATCGAAGTGGCTCACGGCATTAAGGGGGAAGCATGAAGAACTGGTTCATTAGTACATACATTATGATGTGCTGTTACTCAGTTGGGGCATTCGTCAACTGGGATTACAACGCAGGTAACTGGTCTGAGTTTGCTAGGTTTACTGTAGCACTTGCTTGGTTCGTTGTGTCTATGGTATGGGCTTCTTATGAAGCAGAACGCAACTGTATGAGAGATAACAAATGAAACTACATGAACTAGAAGATCTCATCATGGCAGCATGGATAACTAAAGAGGACATCAACTCTGTGTTGTGGGTGTTGATGGACAGAGAAAAGCAACCTGATGAGGATGAGCTTGCCAATCTATTGTTAGGCATCCATACCCTGCATGATGCTAGAATGAATAAGCTATTCAACGCATACGAGCAGGTGCTCAAGACAAACAAAGTTACCTACAAAGGCTATGGCATTCCTAAAAACACACCTACCTTGTGAGACATGTGGAAGCAGTGATGGCTTATCACTGAATGAAGACATGTCCACCAAATGTTTTGTATGTGATACATACATCCCATCAACCAACAATGAAAGACTAGAAGTGATTGATGTAGACAGTGATACCAAGGACACTAGTAGCTTCATTAAAAGCTACAACGAAGGCGTTAGTGTGAGTGTCTCAGACAGACGCATTAACAAAACCACAATGGAACGCTATGGTGTTGTACGCCATGAGGGTTTCTATTACTTCCCCTATTACGACAGCAACTCCCAACTGGTAGCAGCTAAGCGTAGAGAAGTGAAGGATAAGAAGTTCACCACTGTAGGTGGATGGAGCAAGGGTACTCTGTTTGGACAACATCTCTATCCATCCAATGGTAAGTATCTCACCATCACTGAAGGTGAGTTCGATGCATTGGCAGCATACCAATTGACAGGCAGTAAGTATCCTGTTGTGTCTATACGCACAGGTGCAGGTAGTGCATTGAAGGATGCCAAAGCAAACTACGAATACATCAACAGCTTTGAAAACATTGTGCTGTGCTTTGATGGTGATGAGGCAGGGCAGAAGGCAGCAAAGGAAGTTGCTGAATTGTTTGGCAGTAAGTGCAAGATATTTAAACCTGACCCTGCATACAAGGATGCATGCGAGTGGCTTGCAGAAAGTAAGGAAGCAGCATTCGTAGCTAGGTGGTGGGCAGCAGAGCCGTTCGTGCCTGATGGTATTGTCAGTGGCACTGGGCTATGGGAGCTAGTGTCTACACCAATGGAAGCAGCAGATTGTTTCTATCCTTGGAAGGGACTCAACGACATTACCTATGGCATCAGAGCAGGTGAACTAGTTACATTCACAGCAGGTAGTGGACTAGGTAAGAGCCAGACATTGAGGGAAATTGTGTGGCACTTGTTGCAGAACAGCAACGACAACATTGGCTTGATGTTCTTAGAAGAGAGTGTGCGTAAGACTAGTTTGTCAATGATGAGCCTTGCTGCTGACACACCCCTGCACCTACCAACATCTGAGGTATCTGAAGTAGTACGAAAGGATGCATTCGATAAGACACTAGGCACTGGTCGCCTCTACTTCTTTGATCACTTTGGATCGACAGCCATTGAGAACATTGTCAATCGTGTCAAGTATATGGCTAAGGGACTAGGCTGTAAGTATGTATTCCTAGATCACTTGTCCATCATCGTGTCTAGTCAGGACAATGGTGATGAGCGTAAGGCCATTGACGAAATCATGACCAAGCTTCGCATGCTTGTGCAGGAAACGAGCATTGCCCTCATCATTGTTAGCCACCTCAAGCGTCCATCAGATAAGGGACATGAGGAAGGTGCAACCACTAGCTTAGCTCAGCTTCGAGGCAGTGCTGCCATTGCACAGCTTAGTGACATGGTGATATCGCTAGAGAGGAATGGTCAGGCTGATGATCCTGTTGAGCGTAACACCACCAAGGTGAGGGTGTTGAAGAACCGCTACAGTGGACAGACTGGTCCTGCTTGTAGCTTGCTTTATAACAAAGACACTGGCAGAATGTTCGAGATTGATTCAACAATGGAGGGACTTATGCTATGAAGAAGTGGGATGGTTTTGACAGTGCCATCATAGGAGCATGTTCTGTTTGGCAGAACAATGAGCGTGTTGAGGTGCTTGTATACGACATCTACAAGATGGTTGAACAGCTTGTGCTTAGAGACGGTATGAGTGCAGATGAAGCACTTGAGTACATCGACTTCAACATTGAGAATGTTTACATAGGAAAGGACACACCAATTATTGTGTGGGAATATAACGATGAGTGACGGAGGAAAGGGACATACTCAGCGTCCTAGAACAATAGCTGATGATGAATGGGCTACTAGATGGAATGCCATCTTTGGCAAAGACTCAGTAGAAGATTACAAACAGTCGGTAGATGTTGACAACCTCCGACAAAATCATAAGGACAAGGACGATGATCTTCTTAGACATAGAGACAAACCTGAAACATGACACCATTTGGTTGTGTGTTACTAAGCACAACACCACTGGTGAAGTGAGGCACTGGCGG